CAAGTATTTCCTGCTTTTTCAGCCGTTACTGTCAGTGATATTTCTTTCAAAGCAGTTAGAATAGCTTAATTAATTATTTGTTTAAAAAAAATATCTAATTTAAATTATATAATAAATGGCCGATATTAATTCTTCATCGATCGCTGCGTTACTGTCCCAATCCCTACAAACATTTACAAATCAACTTGAAACACAAGCACAAATTGTATCAAACACAAATACATCAGTATCATCTATAGGACAAGCAAACACTGTAAATAGCACATCAATTGCGACATCATCCTCTCAAATTGTTAATATAAATGATGACGTTTCAGATTTACAAGATCAGGTATCAACACATACAAATAATATAGCATCCATTGTTTCTGATGTATCATTAAATAAAATTAACATTTCACAAAATACAAATAATATATCAACACTTACAAGTGAATTTACTAATTTAAGTTCCGGTATCAATATTAATGCTATTAATTTAAACTCTATTGAAAATCAAATAATAACAGCGAATAACTCAATATCCACAATACAAGCACAAATTGAAACAGTACAAAACCAACCAGGACCAGCGGGTCCACAGGGTATCCAAGGTATCCAAGGTTTAAAAGGTGACAAAGGCGATAAAGGTGATACAGGGGCAACAGGTGCTGCTGGTGTTGCTGGTGCTGCTGGTGCTACTGGTGCCACTGGCCCATCTGGTGCATCACAATTAGGAACAGCGAATACATGGACAGCATTACAAACATTTCAAGGAGGATTAACCACGCCAGGTGCTTTAATTACACAAGGCAACACAACAATCGGCGATGCTTCATCCGATACTTTAACTATCAATTCAACTGCTACATTTAATGTAGCACCAACAATGAGCGGAGCAAATATAACAAATATCCCATTAAGTGCTATTAAATTACCAATATCAGGAACAATGGCAGCTCCAACATCATCACAAATTGGATATATTCAAGAATCTATATTATCAACTCAAACAACCTATAATGCAAATTTAAATACTATATTAACTTTACTTTAAATGGTCCGGTTGGAAGTGTTTGGATTGTTCATGTTGGAATATATTCTGACAATTTTTATTCCGGCATTTCATGGGGATGTTTAAATGGATCAACATTTAATAAAAATACTTATAACGATGATGGTTGGAGACTAGAAAACTGTATTTGTGGTGCATATACTATTAATGTCCCCCAGATACATTCATCAGGAATCAATGTAATAAATAATAACACATCATATGGAAACTTATTAGTATTGGGATTTGGTGGAAATAATGTTACAATTGGGAAAGCATTTATTAGAGCAACAAGAATTGCTTAATATTCCTGTTTATATCTGATATCATACATATTAGAACTAGTAATAACTAGTTATCTAATATTCTGGAACATGTTTTTTGAATATACAACCTTGAGAAATTAATCCCTTAATTTCTGGATTCACCATTGCTGCATTTTGGTGTTTGCAATTGGACATCCAAATCTTTATTATACAAAAATTTTTTTTTGGAGAAATAGTGATTCCGGTTACCGAATCAACAAACAATTTATTGGAACTAATCGTTTCGCCATTTAATGCATATGTTAAATCTCTCCAAACATCATATACATTTTTATTCACTACTTTATAAGAAAAACATCCACCATTTCTATTCATTGGATCTTCCCAAACCGGTTTTACATTTTCTTTCATAATAAAGAGCATACAATTTTTAACTAATGTATCTGGCATTGTCTCTGTTATTGTTATCATTTCTTCAATAGAAGAAATAGTAATTATTTTTTTATAACTATTTATTGTCCAATCTGTATCGTGTGGCAAATGTGCCCATAAAGTCCATTTATTTATAGTCGGATGATATAAATCATTTGACATCCCCCTATATGTTTATAATATCAATATATTTATATTAAATATATTGATAATTAATACTATACCTCATTATTCATCAGAATCACTTATAAAGTAATCTTCATCTGAATTCCGAAAAGTCATATTATCTGAAATCTTATCTGGTGCATCATCGCATATATTACGAATCATATACGATTCCTTATTTAAAATTATTTCTTCTTTTTCTGTGATTGTTTTATAATTCATATTATTATCCATTAATTCAATGCTATAATTCACTCTTTCGGGGTCTATATAAACCTTATATTGCCTATATATCAGAAAACAAATCAAATATTTTTGAATGACGTTACCCACAATGTAATATTGATTCAAGTCAACAATAAATGATTTTTCATCATCAATCAAATCCACATTAGATATTTTTACATTGATTATAAGAAACCGGTAATCACATTTCTCTACATTTAATATTCTATTTACATCTTTACTAACTATTTTATTTGATGTATAATAATCTGTAAAAATAAAAAAATCAAAATAATTAGGATTATATCTAATTACTTCTGTCAATTTGCAAGTATTAAATACATAGTTACTCTTGACTAATTCAACTTCATTAAACATATAATATTGAATTTGATGAATGCTATTTTTTACAATTGGATTATTATATATTAAATCAATATGCTTTTTAACATTTATCTCTACATAACTATAATAAAACATTGTTTGATATACAATATATGACAAAATGTCATTATTTTTATAAAAATAATAAAATACGATTGTTGATAAACCAAAAATAATTCCTTTATAAGAAAAATTCATTTATTTTATTTATAAAATGATTATATTTATATTAAAATTAATTATTGATTATAACCATTGAAATAAACTAGGCGGTTGCATAGTATATGTAGTTGGCGTTGGTGTTGTCGTAGTTGGTGTTGTAGTTGTAGTTGTAGTTGGTGTTGTAGTTGTAGTTGTAGTTGTAGTTGTAGTTGGTGTTGTTGTAGTTGTTGTTGTAGTTGGTGTTGTAGTTGGTGTTGTAGTTGTAGTTGGTGTTGTAGTTGGTGTTGTAGTTGTAGTTGTAGTTGGTGTTGTAGGTGTTGTTGTAGTTGTAGTTGGTATTGTAGTTGGTGTTGTAGTTGGTGTTGTAGTTGGTGTTGTAGTTGGTGTTGTAGTTGGTGTTGTAGGTGTAGGTGTAGGTGTAGGTGTATAATATGGATATTGAATCGGCACTTGTTGTTGATTTGGATTATAAGAAATTAAATATATATTATTTTCTTCAATAGGTGAAAGATTATTTGGTGATGTATGATATTCGGGTAAAAATTTAGGTGGAATCGGTGGTGATGTAAAATTAGATTGAAATGTAATTTGTGATGGGGGGGTTATTTGAATGCTTTTTCCAGTAGCTGCATCATAGCCAAGACTATATAATATAATACTAACAATAAATGTCATGAATAAGAATGGAATTAAAACAAAAATCCAAGAAATGAATCCTAAATCCAAATCACATAACATGTTCAATATAAATGTAATGATAATAGTAATAATTATTTTAATAAAAGCAGTATTATACATTCCATTTATAAAATCCAATCCTATTTGAATGCTACATAATACCAAATAAAGTAAAGCTGGAGAACAAATCATAATATATAATATTATTAAAATCTTTGAGTTTTAATAATATAAAAAAAAAATATTATGATTATTATGGACGAACAAATTGATATTATAATGCGTCAAACAAATTATAGTAGAGAAGATTGTATAGATAAATTGCAAACAAAAAATATGAATGATATTATAAAAGAATATTTGGGAATTTCTCTACAAACATCAGAAAAAAGAAAAAAATCCTTACAACAAGAAATCTATTCTCAAATAAGAAATCATATGAATACTTCTGTTAAAGAGTTTAATAAAAAACAAAATGAAAAGCTTGAAAAGGAAATTAATGATTTATGTAATTAATATATATTTATTATTTATATGACGAAAACCAATAAAAAAAATAGAAAAAAATCATCAACAAAAAAAAATAAAATACAAGATTATTATGGATATATAAATAATGATTGGATACATTCACGTCAATTACAAACCAAAAAGAAACCACAAATATCAAGTTTTGATATTTTAAATGATAAAATAAACAACGAAATGAAATATATAATAATAAATAAAATGATAAAAAATAATAAAAATATAAAAAACTTATTTAATTCATTTGTTTATAGTGATGATATAGTTGTTACCAATTATATTTTTTTGCTTATACAAGAAGTAAATGAAATATTCAAATTAGATTTTCATGAAGGAATATATAAATTAATAGGATGGGGAAATGAAAAAAACATCCAACAATTATTGTCTATTAGAATCTCAGAAGACGAAAAAGATGGAACAAAAAACAGTATATATATTCAAGAATCAGGAATTATTGCAATCAATGAACCAGAATTGTTTACTAAAAATAATAAAAATAGTAGAGAATTTATGAAAAAATACAAAAAATTATTAACTGGTTTATTTTCGTGCATTTTTGGTGAAAATCATGAATACAATTTGCAATTTATTATAGATATTCAAACAGAAATGTGTAAATACATTTATCCGCCATCCATCAACAGAACAACTGATAAAATTTATAATGTTTTTAATAAACATAATGATAAAAATATTTCTCTACATTTTGAAAAATTAGCGACCCATTTAGGATTCAAAAAGATACCCACTGTCTTTATTGTTGAAAATCCTGTATTCACAAAACAATCAATGAATTTTATGGAAAAACATTGGAAAGATTTATCTGTTTATTATATATATCAAATATTATTATTATCTTCTAATTTTCATAATAAATTGTTTGAAATTTTTCAAAATTATTCAATTGTTGACAAAAATGTAAAGATAAATACAAAAGAAGAAAGAGCAATCAATTTGATATCTAATATAATGAATACAACTGTCAACAAGTTATATCTCAAATACTATGAAAACAAAAAAGAAATTCAATTAACAAAATACATTGTGAAAAAAATAGTAAACACGTTTGTAGTGAATCTAAAAAATAATCATTGGTTATCTTCTGAAACAATTCAAAAAGCATTGGAAAAGTGTGATAATTTAAAAGTACATATAGGAACAAAGTCACATTGGATTGCAGATCCAACTATTATTTTTTCTGATAATATTTTTGAAAATGTAGAGAAATATTTTTCTTGGAAAAAAAAATTTTTCATTACTCATTTTTACGATAAAACTCGCGATACAACCTTCTGGAATAGATGGATCAATTTAAATACATATTCAGTGAATGCAATATATAACTGTAATAAGAACGAAATTGTAATACCAAATGGCATACTACAACCCCCTTTTGTTAATGTTAAAAAATCAATATATTATAATCTCTCTACAATTGGAACAATAATAGGACATGAATTATCTCACGGGTTTGACATTCGCGGAAGTTTATATGATAAATATGGAAATTATAATAAATGGTGGAAACCAGAAGACTATATTAAATATTCAGCCATACAAAATAATATAAAAGCATTCTATTTGGAAACCGCGAAACAAGATAAATTTAAAATTAGTGAAAATTTGACTCTTGGAGAAAATATTGCAGACATATCTGGGTTTCAATTGTCGGAACGAACAATGATTCAAGAATTAGTAGAAAATAAAATATATGGTTCAGAACAAAAAGAATATTTAGAAGAATTTTATATTCATTTTGCAAAAATATGGAGAACTGTGATTCATCCAAAATTATTAAAAAAATTATACGTGTTTGATGTCCATTCTTATGCCAAATATCGTGTGAATTGCACTCTTTTATTGTCCAATCATTTTAGAAATATATATCATTTGAATAGCAATACTAATATAACTATTTTTTAATAATCATTATTGCAGAATAATGATTATTAAATCTCCATATTCGGTTTTACAATTCCTCTTTTCATGTTTTGAATATTACTTGAAGGAATCACTTTATGATTAATTATAAAGTCATCATTTTCTTCATAATATTCGGGTAGAACACGAGTCAATGGTTTATCAATCATTAAATATAGACGATGACTTTTTAACAAATTTCTATATTCTTGGATAGATAAATTACCATAAAATTTTTCCAACATATAATGCGGATTGGGCGCAGGTTTAATATTTTTTGTATATTCATAAATTTTTGAATAAATATTATTGAGTAGAGAATATCTTTCAAACTTAATAGAAGAATCAATATTTTCTTCCATCAAATAAGCAACCGCGCATTCAGGACTACAAAAACAACCATATACATGATATGCATCTTTGATTTGATATTTCGGAATAAAAATGGAAGGATTATCAAAATCGTGAGTACACCAAAAACAAGCTGATTTTTTATCAGAAATATTATTATGCAAATTATGTTCCAAAATTTTTATTTTTTTCCAAATCTCTTTTGTCTCTACATTGGACGATTTTTCAGTTGTATTCACATTAGATAAAATAATATTTTGATCGCCTTCAAACTCATCCAACTTATATTCATTATTATTCATATCACAATTGTATGGATCTATTTTTGAATTCGTGAAATTGGAATTGTAATCCCCGACTGCATTTAAATCTTTTAAAGAACATTTTAAATGAAGAATCACGTTGGGCTTTAACGTTTTATCTGTATCAGAAATGTTTTGTTGATTGATAATTTTACCCCCTTTGGGCTTTCTACCTCTTTTCTTGCCAACAATTTCTGTTGAAGCCTCTTTACGTATTATTTTTTCTTTATTTGTCATTTTTATAATACTTTACTTTTTTCTTTAAACTCTTTCTTTTATTCCTTTTCCTTGCACCGTTAATAATTATTATAAAAACTTATTGGTATAAATGATTGGATAATTCCTAAAAAAGTGTTTTTATTTTCTCTTTTTATCATTAATGGATAAAAGAAATAATTAATAGGCATTTCAAAAAAATAAGATAGTTTTCTTGTAATTTCATTTGTATAATTTTTTTTACAACGAGATATTTTTTCAACTCTTACTCCGTTCAAATGGGCAAGTTTATCCAAGTCGTCTTTATGACAAATCTTATATTGTATTAAATCTCTTTCCACACAATTATTTAAACATCCAGCATGTAATAAGTCTGAATCAAATAAAAAAGCAGTACCTGATTTTCCATTGATATTTACTATTGAAGACCAAACAAATGGATATGTTTTATTACTTTTAGGACATACTGATAATAAATAGCCATCGTATTTATATAAAATTAATGTGTAAACAGGGTGTTTTGTATTATAAATATTCTTACTTGATGTAACATCTCTATGAAATGTTGATAAAGATGTTTTTTTTATTTTATAAATATAATTAATAAAAACATAACCACTAGGAAGTTTTTCTAATGCGTCATTTAATAACTTTACACAAGATCCATTATATTCCGGATCATACATAACACAAAATCCGTCATTTTTTAATGTTCTTGTTTGAATTGATTCTTCAAATGATTCATTTATTTCAATAGAAAAATAAAAAATGTATAATAAAGTAATTAAAAAAATAATAATGAATAGTAACCTTTTTTTTATTTTTTTATTCATTATATTATATATTATCAATATATTACTGAGATATTTATTTTATAATTTTTCATAACATTCTCTGCAAACAGGAATATAATTATCGCTTCCTATAAGAAATTGTTCTTTTTCTTTTGTTAAACGTAGAGAAAATATTCCTGGAGTACCATCTTTGCAAATTCCACACAAAGAAGTCATCTTGGTTACTTTATCGCATAATGGAATTAAATCCAAAATTGCACCAAATTTTTTTCTCTTAAAATCGCCATCCAATCCACAAATATATATCTTCTTTTTTTCTGTTAATAACTCTTCAACACATTGAATCAAATCGGGAAAGAATTGTCCTTCGTTAATTAGAACGACTTTGGCTTCTCTAAACTGAAAATGCATATTCATTAAATTTTCATCAACATGTTCTTCTAAGTTATCATAATTCCAAATGTCTAATAAGTTGGTTGTTTGTATGCAAGGTATCATTATTTTGTCGTGAGTACTCAACATTGTTTGATGATATCTTGTGTCTGACGAATGATTAATTACGATAATCGGAATTTTACAAAATATATTTTGCTTGTATATTTCTAATAATTTACTGGTTTTTCCAGAAAACATGGGTCCAATGAACAATTCAAGATATCCAGACATTAATTTATGAAAAGTAGTCACCTTTATAATTGTATTTTTGATTCAATTTTATAATTTTTTTGACATTGTCATTGCCATATTTTAGAACCAATGATTTGAAAACATTTTTGTCGTTTATTTGTCTTTTATGTAATTGATTATTACTAATGTAAAACCCAACTCTATAATCAGTTTGTTTATATATATATTTTTTAACGCCTGCTTTTAACCACACTGCAAAATCCGCATAACATCCATATTTTGATTCGTCAAAATAATTGTCATCTTCATGTATTTTTTTTCTCCAAATAGGAGAACAATTTGGAATGCATTTTGATTGTATTTTGTTATTCACATATTGAAACATATCAACTGAACTAAAATAATAATAATTATCAAACCATATTTCTGGGTTTACAATACTCATTAAATCATTATGAGTGATAATATTATTTATAGGAATATACTTTGGAGTAACTAAATCTACGGATGGTTCAAAATTTATTATTTGTTCATATGCCCAATCTGATCCCCGTATATCATCCGGATTCATATTTGACACAAAGTATGTGTTAGATTGTTGAATACAAAAATTCCACATATTATACAATCCATAATCGTTTGTTTCATTTATTATTGTTATATTTTGATATTTTAATAAATGATTTATTTTCTCATTCGTATTGTTGTTATTTGTTTCAAATAGATTTATTAATACGAAATTAATATTATTAAATATACTTTGACCTAATATATTATTGATAAGATTATCAATAAAATGATCAACATTATATAACACTGAAAAACATGTTAATATTTTATAATCATTCATAACAAATAATTTGTATTCTTCATTAAATGTTGTATTTTTTAAATAACAATGATTTAATTTTTCAGTTTTACTGTTTATTTCAGTACCGTCTAACACATGTTCTGCAAGTAAATTATATATAAATTTACCATTACATAAAAAATGAAAAATATTATTTTCTGAAATCAGGTCAATATTTTGTAAAGATTTTTTTCTTTTATAATATTTTAATTTACCAAATTTTAATTCTTTGAATAAATTAGTTACTATATATTCTTCTATTTTAGTAGACTCTCCTGATAAATCAACAAATACAAATTCAACATTATTATTGTTAGAATATTTTTTTACATTATCAAAATATACCTTCTCTACTTGACAAAAACAATGAGTTACAAATGACATTATTATATTTTCGGATTTTTGTTCATTTAATTTATTCATATAATATTTACATATATATATGAAAACAATTATTATAACTGGTGGTTCAGGATTAGTTGGTTCTGCAATTAAATCAATATCAAGTACTTATTCAAATAAATATAATTTTATATATTTAGACAGCAAAACATGTAATTTACTTAATTATGAAGAAACATTAAATTATTTTATTGAAAAAAAACCAAATATAGTGATTCATCTTGCGGCAAATGTAGGCGGGCTATTTAAAAATATGAAACAACCCGTTGCGATGTTAGAAGATAATCTTATTATAAACACAAATGTTTTAAAAGCGGCTCACACGGTTAAAGTTGAAAAATTAATCGCGTGTCTATCTACATGTATTTTTCCTGATGTTATCACTTTTCCTATGAATGAAGATGATTTACATTCGGGACCTCCACACTTTTCAAATGCTCCGTATGCTTATTCTAAACGTATATTAGAAGTACAATGTCAAGCATATAAATCACAATATAACGACGATTTTGTTTGTGTTATTCCCACTAATATCTATGGTCCACACGATAATTATCATTTACAAGACGCCCACGTTATACCTGCATTGATTCACAAATGTTATTTAGCAAAACAAAATAATACTAAATTTATTATTTCTGGGTCAGGAACACCATTGAGACAATTTATTTACTCTGAAGATTTGGCACGTGTAATTATGTATGTACTTGAAAATTATAATGAAAAAGAACCTATCATATTATCTCCGGATGAAACAGATGAGGTTACAATTGAATTTATTGCCAGAAAAATAGCACAAGAGTTTGATTATGAACATGCAATTGAATTTGATACTTCAAAGGCAGATGGACAATATAAAAAAACGGTTTCTAATGAAAAATTTAGAAAATGGAATCCAGATTATTCATTTATACTTATAGATGAAGGTATTAAAAAAACAGTGAATTGGTTTAAAGAAAATTATCCAGATATTCGGTGTTAAATAATAACATCATCAATACCTTTATCATTTTTAAGTAAATAATTTAATTAATATTATATAATTATTACATAATATTAATTAGCAATAGTAATAATTTATGTATTATTAAATATATTTTTTATTTATATGAATATTGTTTTTTTTGGTGCTTCCGTAACACAACAGTCAAAAGAGTCTGGTTTTGTTCCAACATTTAAAAATACACTTATCAATAATTATTATTATTATAATGTGATTCAAAAAGGATTTGGATCTATGCATTTAAATGACGCAGGTATATGTAAAATAAATGATGTTGTTTCAGAAAATCCTTCTTTTTGTTTTATAGATTGGTTTTCGTCGGATCTATTAATAATAAATAAAACCGAATTGTTTAAAATATTAAATGCTGTTGTTAGAAAGTTAATGTTAATAAATTGCAATATATGTTTTTTATTATTAGATAGAAAGGATATGTGTAAACAAAGAATACAAATGTATGACCTTGTAATAGAATATGCGGATTTATATAAATTAAATGTATTAAAAATGTATAATAATGACAATGTATCTGAATTATTAAGAGATACGGTTCATACTAATGAAAAAGGAGCTAAATTTTATTCTGATAAAATTTTTGATTTTTTTATAAATAATTTAACAAATAATCATATAATTTATAATAAAATTCCTGAAGAAAATGAGTTTTGTAATGTGAAATCAATATCTATAAACAAAATAATTAATAATAAAATAGAATTAAGAGGAAATTTTAATATTATTGGAATTTATCAGAAAATTGGAAAATTTAGTGGATTAATAGAAATAACAAGAAATAATTTGAATCCTTATATACATTCTGTTTGGGATCAATGGTGTCATTATGAAAGAGATAATATTAAAATAAGTATACCTTATTCAGAAAATGTTAAAATAAAAATATTGCAAGATTTAATTGATACTAAAGATTGTAAAAGTGATATTCATTTTGACCAATTTGAAAAATATATGCATATATATGAAATTTATTATTTGGGAGATTTATACATAGAGTGTATAAATTAAATATTTATTAAATTATCCCAATAGCAATTCCAATCATTTGGTGGTTTTACAAATGCTAAAATAATATTTGGTGCACATGGTTCATTAATGAAAAATATGATATGGTGCAAAAAAAATCCATTTTTTATA